ATTTGATTTTATTGCTTCCTTTGTAGTATAATTAGATTTAAATACTCCAGGTGCAGAAAAAGGTAAATTTATCCCTACAGCAGCACTTTTATTAAAGTCTATTGGAAATATTTGTTGTGCTTCAAATGCCATTATTTAGTCATTAATCCCATTATTTGATCCATATTAACTTCTCCCTCAGGTAAACCTCCATTTGGTGAAGTTGTATCTATATTGCCCGTGGGGTTAAATGGTTTATTACCAAATCCTTGGGCATGGGAACTATTCATATTTAATCCTGTTTCACCTATAATATCCATATATGCTTTTCTTTGTTCAGATAAGGATTTTTTAGGTGTTTGGGTTACAGGTGCGGGTGTAGTTGAAGTAATAGTTTGATTTTCTTGAACTACAGCTTTAGGTGCTTTAACTGCTTCTAGTAAAACTTCCTTTAGCTCTTCTTGTATAGCCTCTCTTACAGCTTCTTTAATTATTTTTTTAAGTGCTTCGGTTTTCATTGTTGTATTTGTTATAAATATTAAATTAATCTGCTTTTAAATCATTTTGTTGTATATAAAATACTAATTCATCTATTAATATTTGATCATTTGAAGAAAATGAAGGTTCTCCCTTAAGCATAATTACTCCTGCTTTATTTCTGGCTACTGCTTGTCTTCTTTTTAATCCTCCAATAGTTATATTATCTACATTTATTACATTCATTTCAAAACCATTTATATTTGTAACTACAGGTGATAATTGTTGAGATTGTTGTTGAGTAGATTCTAATAATTCTTTTGATATTTGTTCTTGTTCTTCTAAAGTACCTCCAATTTCTTCAGCACATCCTTGAATTAAAATATCCAATATAGAAAATAATTTTATTACTTTATTAAGATCACCTCTAAGGAAATTTAATTGAAATGTATTTTGTCCTAATTTAGGATTTAAAACTTTAATAATATCTTCTAAAGCTTTTATTGCATCCTTAGCTATTAAAATAGGCCCTACGGGAATTGGAGTAACAGCAGTTGATGGAATAAAAGATACTGCAGTTATACCAGCTTTAAGTGGTGGAATTGCTGTTTCGGCTGCTGAGATTATTCTTGGAGGTAAATTTAAAAATTTAGAAATTGAATTTATTCCTCCAAGTAAAATATTTAGTTGTTTTGTAAATTTATTTTTTACATTAATTAATTTATTTAAATTTTCTATATTAGAGGGACATGAGGCTTTTAAATCATTAAAATTAATATTGTTTTTATCTAATAGTTTATTTAGGTTTGTAACACCAAATTCAGATATTAACTTTACAATTGCTGGAATTAGTAATAATTTCAATGAATCTATTAATTTTTGGGTTAAAATTGATATAAAATCCTTAGGTTTTTGTTGTTTTAATAAATTTAATTGTTCTTTGCTGTAATCATTTAAACCTGATATTTCGTCTTCTATATTATTTTTAACTAAGGATAATTTATAAACTCCCAGATCTGTTTTTATAGAATTATCTTGATTAAAAGGAATTATATTAGAAATAGTATCATATCCTTTTTTAGATATAGTTAAATTAAATTGGTTATTTTTATTATATCTACCTTTTAAAGTAAAAACTCCTTTAAATTGTGAACGTGTTTTATCCCCTATAGAATTTTCTATTAAAGCCCCTAATATAGGTTTATCATTACTATCTACTATGATACCCTTAATAGAATATTTTACAATTTCAGCCATTATTGGGTTTTACTTTGTGTTGATTTAAATGATTCAATTTTAGCTAAAAATTTATTAGCTCTAGCTAATAATTCAGATGCAGGTGTAGATTGAACCCCATCAGGAACAGGAGCACCTACAGGCCATATAGTACTAGTTTGTAAAGCTGTTGAAATATATACTATACCAGTTACTAAATTTTTAAGTTCTTTTAAAAAAGTATCCCCTAATATTAAAGGTTCAAATTTATCACCTTGATTTTTTTGTTCTCCTAATTTAATATCTTTAGATTCTAATATAATTTGATTATTAGCTCTAATGTTAACAGATTTATTAGATCCTAAAAACATAGTATTTTCACTACTTATTAGAACACTATCTGTTTTTGAATTAAATATTAATCTATTTGATGTTATAATAACTTGAGGATCCGAATAAGTTGAGGGGGTTGGAATTTCATTTTCTAAAAGTGATGAAAATTTACTTGTAGAGGTTAATATAGGTATAGATTGGGTAGAAGTTAAATATATTGAGGAAAGATCATTATCTATATTTTCAGTTATAGCTGACCAACCCTCATTTGGTGTATTAGGATCTTGACCATTTCTAATAATAGTAATAGGGTCTCCATTAGTACCAATATCAGACCAATCATTTAAATTTAATTCATCAGGTGCACCATTTTGAACTGTACTTCCAAATCTTATACTATTACCCCATCTACCTTCATATATTATATCTCCTGCAAAAGGTAATAAGGGATGGATATTATTTCTTTCTATAAAGGTATCTTGGGATAAATTAGTTGGGCTATTTAATTCTATACTATTTCCATCTTTAGTAGTAGAATTATAATCTGTTCTCCTAATAGGTGACCCTGCTGATGTTTGAGAGTAATCTTTATTAGCCGAAGGAGGGGTATTAGGTGTTATTGGGTTTGGGTAAGCATTATGGTGTGGACTATTCCAAATACTTATAACATTTATATAATAATACGTTTCGCTCGAAGTATTAGCCCCTATATTTTTATTTGGTAAAGAAAATAATAAAACTAGCTCATTAACTAAAGGATAAGCTGAGGTTTGTGGAAAAAAGGGTTTTGCAGGCGTGTTATTTTTAGATCCCTGTAAATCATTTTCTTCAAAAAATATAGTACCAATACTAGACCATCCTCCCTGAGATGTAAAATTAGGATGTTTATCATTTAAAATTATATCAGTAACCCTTCCTACTATCATTTTATCTTTAATAGTAGAAAGTATAGAACTTAAGCCTGAAGGATATTGTTGCTTTCTTGATCTAATCCTAGCCATTTACTCTTCTTTTTTAGGTGGTAATTGTAAGTTATTTATTTCTTTTAATAATTGTTCTTTTTCTGCTTCAGAAATACCAAATCCATTTTCTTCATTCCCCTCATTTGCAAATATACGTTGAAAAATAGTAGCTACTTTTATAAGTGCTTCATCATTTTTAATACCTAATTCCATGTATTCTTTAATAAGTGGTACTATCATTGTAGCATCACCTATATCACTAATTAATGGTTTTAGTTCATTAATTAATGCTGTAATTTGAGTTTCTTTTTTCTTTTGGTTGTCGTAAATTTCCTTAAGTAAATCTGAGTATGATTTTTTACCAAATATGTTTTTATCTAAATGACTCATAGTTATACGTTTTATTCATGTATAAATATGATTAGTTAAGGCCTTTCGAAATCTATATATCCAGTTTCTAGGTAAAAAACATAGTTATTTTTAAATAACCCGTATAGTTTATTTGCTATTTTAGTTATTTTAGGTGTTTTAACTTCTAAACCATGTGTAGCCATTATCTCTCTAATATAGATATATAATGCTTTTTTATTAAATATTTCTAAATTTTCTCTTTTACGAAATAATTCTAATATAGCATCTGCTACTTTAGCATCATTACCTTTAGGAAAAAATATATCAAATCTATCTTCAACATATTTTATATAGGTATCTATAAAAATACCTAATTTTTCTTTTTCTTTTTCTTCACCCATATTATAAGAATAGTTATCATCCTTATATAATTCATCTACAGGTGCCTTTTGAACTCGTTTTTTATAGTTTTTAGTATTATATACTATTAACCAATTTTTTGTTATAGTGCCAAAATATGAATATGCTTTTGCTCCGTTTTCTGGATTAAATAAATGTAATTTAGAAAGTAAAAAAGTTATTACTTCATGTTGTAAATGTTCTATTTGATCTACTTCTGTATAATAAAATTTAAAAGTATGAATTATGTTTTCTGTTAATTTAAAAAAAGCATAGTGAATTTCATCTCTATATATTTTACTTCTTATTTCTGGATCTGGTTCATTATTGTATCTGATGATAGCATTTTCGGTATCTTTTGTGAAGTAGTTTTTACTCCTGGGTCTTCTTTTTCTAGCCACGGTGATCATTTTATTTCTTTTAACTTGAAATCATTCAAGATATCCTGAATGTCTTGGATAGATTTAAAAAAATATCCAACTTCATCATCGGACTTAAATGTACCGGCTCGATCTATTTCTTTGAGTTTTTTATCAGATGCATCTATTGTTTTAGATAATCTATCTAAATAAGTAAGATACTCTGCTAATATGTCTTCTTGTTTTTCGTTTTTACGCATTAAATTAAAAGTGGTGAA